TACACCATTTTCGGTCAATGGTAATATGAAATTTTCAAAACAGAAACTTGTTTTCCCAACTCCTGAGAATCCGCCAAACATGTACAATTCTCCTAAAGGAAGTCCCAAAGTAAGATAATTTAAAATTGGACAGTGAGAGGCATAACTCAATCCTTGTACAGAACCGTCATTACATTCTTGTAAGAAATTTTCATCAATTTCCAGCGATTCAATGTTAATATCATGCGTATTTTTGATGCTTACGCTATTCAAGATGTATTCATAATAATCATAAACCTCCTGATTTGTCATTTTAGAAAGTTTTTCTATATTTTTCAGCACATTGAATCCTTTGTCATGCAATGTCATCAATGTGTTCATTTTCGCTACCTTATCATAGTAGGCATCCGCATTATCAGGATTTACTAATGAACACAATTCTCTGATCGTTGCATACCCTCCAAGTGCGTCAAAATGTTTTCTAATAGTTGGCTTATCCCTTATGAATGTATAAATAGTAACATTATCAAATGACCTAAATCCCTGATTATACATCTGACGGCCAAGATTGAAATAGAATACGCCATCCTCTGTTTTTAGTGTTTTATCATCGTTTATATTGATTCGCTGGAAGTCTCCATACAAATCCGGTTGTTTCCATAAACATGCAATAAAGGAACCTTCTGCCGCATCTCTTCCGTCAGTAAGCTCTTTCGGATAATCCTTTAGCTCTATAATAATCACACCTTTTTAAAAATCTTCTTCATCAAGGAATTGACAAATATTTTTCTGAGGGCCTTTTGTACCCACATTTGACAGGTCTGCCGATTCAATTATCATTGACTTTGTATTATTTTCTTGCTTATTTTTTCGCTTGAATTCCTCATAAACATCAGCCATCTTATTGTCTACGATTGCCCAAATATATGAGATTTTACTGTTTTGAGACTGAAACTGCTTGTTTTCTAAAGCATAATGAATATTTGGGGCGCAACGTTTAAATGTTTCAAGAATTATCGCATCTCCGTAAAATGAGTTTTCCTTGATTCTTTTAGTAAGGGCGGTAGGGAAGGGTTGCCCCTTCTCATACCCTAGGAATTCTCTGACTACATAATCAACCAGTTCTTTATGTAATGCTTTTCTGTGCTGTTCTGCATCGTAGATTTCTTGGCTTTTATAATACCTTCCCTTGATTTTTATAAATGTGTCTGTGGTTCCCCTTTCTCCGGTGATAGCACACTTACAGGATCTTGACATTGTTGACCTCCTTTATGTAATTGTGGCAGTTTTTATTCGTTTTCCCGAACTTGAAAAGCATTTCCAAGCTGAATTTTGTCTGGAAAATTGTGCTGAGTTAATCAGTATAGGCACAACACCCAGTTCCTTTGTAATCTGTTCCCGAATAGCAGCTGACATGGACTTGTTATTTTCGTACAGAAAATAGTCCGGCCGAAATTTATTCCGGGCAATCAGATAATTCAGAAACAGTTCCCACCCAATGCCTTCTGGCAGGGTTTCCCTATTCTTACTCTGTGCAATGCTCCAATGTGTACATGGGCTTCCGCCCAACAGTAATTTCATAGCTTCCTCCATCGTCATGGAGGCGGTGCACCATTATCTATAGACCTCACTATAGTTATTTATTTAGAACGCTGCGCCACATTCAGGGCATGGAAACGTGTCTACTCTTGTCCCACATTCAGGACAATATAAACCAACACTAGTTTCTGCTCCATTCATGAGATATTCATTTTGAGCAATATCCAAGTTATTTACAGCCTGTTTGTAATAGCTTTCTTTCAGCTCGATCCCTAATCCACGTCGGCCCATAATAACCGCCTGATAGGGGACTGACCCAATTCCGGCAAATGGATCAAGCACTATGTCATTAGGATTTGTCCACAAGTTAATACACCGTTCGATTACGTCAAGTTGTAAAGGACAAATGTGCTTTTCGTCTCTTTCATCTCGCGCTGATTTCCGCTGCAAAGTATTGGACTGCCGAATATCCATCCAAACAGGAGAAGCATATCTTTGCCATACATTAACAGGAAATGTCTCATGTGTGTGTGGAATGGGTTCTGGGTTTTCGCCCGGCTTTCTGAATGTCACAATATAGTCCGGTAAGCCTTGACGGCTCATAGAACTGTCTTTGCGGAGCTGTTTGTGAAGTAATCCCAGCGCCTTTGTTCTCTGCATTTCAGTAACGGGGTTCTTCCAAATTGTAACTTCTGAATGAAAAATAAATCCAGCGTCTGCAAACGTCTGTATGATATCTCCACGAAAATCCTTAATTCCGATAAATCCATCCCGGCTCTTCATTGCGGGAAGATTCATGCAGTGTACGCTAACCAGCCGTCCTGGCATTGTGATTCTATAAAGCTGTTTTACCAGGTAAAGAAAATGCTGCTGAAATTCGCCATTGTCTCTACTGTTTCCCATATCTCGGTCGCTGTCAGAGTATGTATAAAGACTTGCAAACGGCGGTGAGAAAATAGAATAATGGATACTGTTTTCAGGAAGTCCCGAAGCTGTCTCTACACAATCGCCTTGATAAAGTGTATATCTGTTGTCAATTATCTGATTAAGCACATTCACGTTTAAATTCCTCCCATGCTGGATATTGCATTTTCATTTCAGGCTGATAAGGTGTTGCAATTCGACATGTGCTATGCAATTCCTGTTTCGTGATTTCCTTAGACTGCTCTATCATTGCTATCCTCATTTTCTCACAGTCGGCCTGTTTGCGTTCAATGTTTTCTTTTACACAACCCTCGCGACTGCTGATGACAATATACACATCTACAGGATTTATCTGCCCGAATCGCCAACATCTGCGCATTGCTTGATAATACTGTTCATAGCTGTCTGACAGTCCCACGAAAATCATGTTGTGACATTGCTGCCAATTCATACCAAAGCCTGCCAGAGACGGCTTGGTGACAAGACATTTGATTTCAGATTCAGAGAAATTCATCATGTTTGTTGTTTTTAACTGAGGCTTATCACTGCCTTTAACTTCCACAGCGTCATGGATCAAGTTTGTCAATAGATTACTTTCGGCATTCAAATCGCACCATACAAGCCATTGTTCATTCGAATCGTTAACCATTTTAGCGGCAGCAGCACAACGGTCATTCAGTGTTTCTCTGCGTGCATCACGGCGTTGGGTCAGTGACATGGGTTCATTAGTAGGAATCCCATAATCTGCAACAATTTCATGTATTCTCAATTCTGGTAAATCGTAACCGTCTATTTGATATCCCAAATCGTGTGGCGAACTCATTACAACGGCCCAGTTTCCCATCCATTGCCAAAATACATCTTCTGCATGGCCCTTTAGCCGCCATTTAGATGTTTGTCCTCCGTCATGAACAAAGAACATTGCCAACATTTCAGCATAGGACATAATGCCCAAAAACTCAGCGTGATTGCCTAGCTCCATGTAGTCGTTTGGGGCAGGGGTGGCTGTGCACGCCAGCCGGTATGGAGTCTTGCTAAATGTGTTGATAATCTGGTTTCTAACCTTGCCGCTAAATGATTTCAAGATGCTGGATTCATCCAAAACAACACCACTAAATGTACACTTAGTGAATTTATCAAGCTTTTCATAATTTGTAATATTAACACCTGGCCTTACGTCAGATGCTTTTTCACATAACGTGACATTTACGTTGAATTTATTACCTTCTCTTACAGTCTGATTGGATACTGCCAGCGGAGCAAGGATTAAGACACTGCCGCCCATATGTTTGCACACCTGATCTGCCCATACAAGCTGCATTGCGGTTTTGCCCAGGCCGCAGTCCGCAAAAATAGCGGCGCGACCTTTGGCTAATGCCCATCTGACAATATCCCGCTGAAAGGGATATAGCGTAGGATTTAATGAGTCAGCCGATACCTGGATGCTTCCGGTATTGACCGGCTGGCTGCTTTTATGTAAAATAAACTGTTCATAGTTCATCATTCGTTATTAAGCACCTCAACAATATTTTCAAGAATCGCAGTTGGAATATCGTCTGAATTCTTAAAGTTGGGGATTCCGTTCTCAGCCATAATAGACTTTACTTTCTTCTTTGTAGCAGCATCAGCGTCAGAGAATTTGTTCTGAATCACGCTCATAAGTTCTACATTGCGTTCGGAGTCTACTTTAGTCGTTTTTGCAGTATCAATATATTCGCTCGCCTTTTTATCGCGTTCTACAATTTCATTTTCTCTGCGCTTTTTAATTTCTGAATCACTCACATTATCTTTGATTGATTTTTTTACGCCTTCTTCAAAGGCAGAAATATAGTTTTTTGCACCGTATTCTACACGTTCAGGCATCTCAGAAAATCTACCGCCAGCATCAACAAATCCATCAGTTCTAAACCACATATATCGAGTAGTCCCTTCGATTCGTTTGTCTTCATTAATATTTTTCTCAACTGCAATTGTCATAACAATATCAGCTTTGTTTGAAAAAATCCCATCGTAATCAGCATTCAGATTGGACGTAAGCTGCTGATATTCGTCGCCATTCTTTTCCTTGATATCTTTGAGTTTTGTGTGACCGATAATGATAAGACCATATCCTGCTTTACGCAATCTCGCAAGTACATCGTCAACAAGTTCATTCACCTTATCGCGCGGTTGACCGTAACCACCAAAACATGAATTGAATTCTGCTGCTGTCCCCTTTGCTTTTTTATGCAATCGCTTAACCTCTTCCTTAGCAAGTTTAATCATTTCATCAGCGGTATCCAAAGCAACAATTTTGAATTTGTTTTCGGCTTTATTGCTTTCCAATTCGTCTACAATATCAAGCAAATCTCGCCATGTAGGCGCTTCGCCATAAACAAGTCCATCCAAAGCATGATATCCAATTTCATCACCAATTGAAATCAAAAGGCCATTTTCCAAATCTCCATACTGGTCTTTTACAAGATCATAAAATAAAGTCGTTTTACCTACCTTTTTAATTCCTCGCCAATAATGGATATATGAACCGATATCGCATTTAACTTTATTTGTTTTAAACAATGACATTTGTGTTCCTCCCTATTTTCTGAGAATTGTCATAAGACCAGTCCTTAAAAATTTTTTCTTCAGACCGTTTCCTCGCACATACAGCATCTTCATAAGAAGAATATCTACCGAGATATAATAGCTTATTGTCAACGCTAATGTGAACTTCCCAAATCTTATCTCTTGAATGCCAACAAACGCCAGGACATCCTGATTTATTATTTGACTGTACTCTTTTATTCATTTGATTATAAGTATTAAATCCATATTGATTGTCAGATAAACGTAAATTAATTTTGCGATTATCATGTCTAATTCCATTTATATGATCGATATATCGATGATTCATGATAAGATTATGCATTAGTATTCTATTGTCTGTCCTTGGAATCTTAGCATCTAAATAACCATCTGACCTTAATCTCCAACAATAATTTTTAATTAAATCATAGTCTTCTATGTCAAAGAAAAATGGTTCGTTTTTCAATGTATAACCAATTTCGTATGAATTTGATATATCATAAATGTTTGTTTTTTTGAGTCTTGCAGAAGCAAGTTCTCTCGCAGCACATTCACAAGACATTGTACCTTTTTGCAGATTAGAAGCCCTTATATCTTTTTCGTTACCGCAATCACATCTACAACGCCATGTGACTATTTTTGTTCCTGATTTTGAGTAATGAGCTTCGGATTCGTAAAGAACCTTTAATCGTCCGAACCGCATACCAGTTAAATCTTTTTTTCTCGAAATAAAATATCATTAACTTTCTTATTATGTTTACTGTTGTTCATGTGCAAAACGCTACTTGACAGATCAATATACCTGGCTCTTACGAGTTCACTAAAAAGCATAATAACCATCTCCTTTTGTTTTATAAAGTTTCTATCCAAAATAAATTCCTACTCAGAAAAGATCATTCTCATCAAACGGCGGATCATCGTCTCCATCCTTCTTCTTTGGCTTGGAATTTTTCTTTGCTTCATCTAATGTCTCATCCTGCGGCGGCTGATAAATCCGCTCATCAAACTCATTGCCCTTGTCATCGGCCTCCAGTAGACCGTCAGCAAAGTCACCTTCCAGCTTTGGATCGAACAATCGGAACTCATCAATACGATCACCATAGATATTACCCTTTGGCTTGAAATCGTCTAATGTCTTGATACCGAGTTCAATTTGTTCCCTCTGTGCATCCGTCAACATGGACTCATCAAAATCTGCTTCTTCAGCACCACGCAGCAATACCATTTCCCACGGAATATGTACCATTTCCTTGTTCTTGACCTTTATGTATTTCATTTTATAGTCAAACAGCTTTTTGTACCGTTCCTTTTCCAAGTCGTACTTTGCACCAGAAAACACAGCCTGAAGGGGAACATACTTACGGCCCTCGTCCTTATTGATATACTGTTCAATATAACAATCCAGTGTAATCTTCTTATTTTCATCGAAATCAGAATCATCAAAGCTGTCTTTGTTATAGAACAGATCGGCAGTAATCATCAATCGATTCTTACGCTCTTCGGGGACAGCAAAAACATTCTGGATACGGAACTTGCTGAAATACATCTTCTTCTTGGCATACCAATCACGGGTGAACTGACCTGTAACAACAATACGCCCCTCATAGTTGAGAAGATGCTCCTGCAAATGCTTAATCATGTCATAGGCAGTAATGAACTCCTGCCGTCCACCATGATCCTCGCCAAGATCCACAACGTACTTGCGATAGCTGGCAACCTGAGAAATGATGTCCTCATCAAAGCGATCAGTCCAATCAACGTCCATCTTCTCGTTGTCGGCGTTCATGGTCTTAATAACGTCCTGTTTACTGTCAAAAGCCTCCACAAAAGCCATGTTGGAATCACTTTCCTTAACACCGAACGTCATAGACAGCATCTCACGCCTCTTGCCCTTATCATCTTTCTTAGTAATTTCCTTGCAAAAAGGGCGCTTAGTATCTTCTTTCTGCTTTGGAATCATAGGTGTACCTACAAAATTAAATCTTGCCTGATAACTCATCCACATCTCTCCTTTTTTCTTCAACTTATTACGTCAAATTTAACTTCCAAAAATTTTTTGGGTGCTAAATAATCACACATATGCACAAATTTCGGAATCTTATCTTTTGGTTTTGGTGAAATCATTCTCGAATTTCGTGCTGTATTCCATTGGCCCATGTACAAGGAAATTGCATACAATCAATTCCTGTTCATCCGTAATCTTTTTGTACTCAGAATTGCATTCTTTTACAAAACCGGTAGCATATTAAGGATGTTCAAATACAGTATGTTTACCTTTACCGTGATTATCCATTAGTCCTCCAGAAAGCTTTTAAACTTACTGATAATTTTTTCATTATGATTCATCTGGCTATCCATAGCCCCATCCAGTCTGGTAAGTTCCGCCTGATAAGTTTCGATTTCCTGGCGTGTCTTAGAAATCCTATCATTTATTGTTTCAAGACGGATGATTGTTCCTATAATCATGAAAACGGCATTTTCAGATTCACCAACCAGAGCATTCAACTGATCTTCCTTCGCTTTCAAAATATTACGCCTCATTATTTTCCCCCTCCATTTTCATTCCTTTTGATGATGCACTTTCACTGGCTTCCGAACTTTTTAATTCGTCAATCCGCTTTTCACACATATTTTTAATATGCAAAAGCCTCTCTGCTGCATTCATTTTGCTGTCTTTGTTGATTTCCAAAAGAACAGCAATAAATGCTGAACGCACACCATTAGATAGACCTAGAATATAAGATTTTTTCATAATCCTATAAATTGCATTGTCAAAATTTTGTTTCTTCATTTCTTCCGGTGACGTGTTGGAAACCTGTTGTTCTTCAGTTATATTGGCATCACTTTCTAACTCTACAGCATTTGCCATACATTACCCTCTTTCTTGTGATGTATTTATTGCAAAACACATAAAATGTGTTATAACAATCAGACAACTTGTTTTCTTCTTCAATACGTGGGCAAGCAATTTGATAATATTTTTATCTGCTTCATAACCAAAAATCTTCGACCTGTACGTAGTGTTGCCAGTACAATTCAACCATCAATGAATCTCTCAAAACAATATGGTTTGACTATTCGTAATTATTGCAAGCATATTTTATAGCTATCATTTATTCCCTTAATTTAATCCAAAAGCCTAAATCTGATAAAGTTTTGATTTCTTTATCGTAATCTCGCTCTGTAAAAACAACAATTTCACTTGGAAATGGTGCTGCATTTTTGTCTCCAAACTTCAACCGTCCTTTCACAAAGCAAATATATTTAGCATTTGGATAGATGTATGTATGTTGTGATTTAGTATCAGTTCTCGCAGGAATAAGCATTACACTTGTAATATGATTCTCTTTATATTCCTTCCAGCACTTTTCAATCCAATCTTCTTGGCCAGGGGTATTCCTTGTTTTACGACCATACGGAGGATTACAGAAAACTACTTGTCCTCCCCAGTTTTTTGTTAAACCGTTATCTTGTACAGTATAATATTGGTTGCACTTATGGTTTGTATCGTCTGCACATGGATCAAGTGTAAAGCCAAAAACTTTGTCTAACCTATCAAAAAACCATTTTGGTGTTTCCCAGTTATTATTTCCAGTGCTTAACAACACATCATCTATTACTCATCACCCCCTTCGTTCTCTTGGTTTGAATATTTATCACTCATTATCTGTCCCGGCTTTCGCCTTAGACAAGATAATGGTGCTAAACTGATAAACTTAGGTACAGAAGTCCGGGGCGACCCAAAAGGAATCTCCAGAGCAGTATTTGTACGGAGAGCCGTCAGTGCGGACAAAGCAAAAATAGTCCGTGTAGCCAGCATAAACGGAACGCAGCCATTGCCAGTCCTTCTCCTTGTCGCCGTTCAGCTTAAACCACGGAAAATTCTCTTGCATAAACAGCGCATACCAATGACCTTCACCTTCATTGGAATAGAATGTACGTCCATACAGTTCCTTTTCAGACTTCAGCCAGACATAATCCTTGGATTTTACAATCTTACCGCTCTTGTTGGCGGTCAACTTCCATACAGGCTTGACAATAGCACGAAGTTCATCAGACATATTATCATAGAACTCACCATTCAAGAATGTACGTCCGTCACAGTCAGCCCAACAAGAGGGTTCACTATTACGCTTCATATAAATCTCGTCCTTATAAAGCGTAACCATATCCCAGCTAATAGGAGCTTTACCACTATCGTCAGCAAGATCGTCATGGTCAAAATCCATAATCTGATACTCTGCAACAAAACCGTTCTTCATATAATCCTTCTTGGTCGCACCAAGAGCAAAGAACGTCTTAGCCTTACCAGCACGACCAATCTCATCAATTCTTGCCCAAGAAAGTTTATCGAGACTATGCAGTGGGAAATTCAGGGGAAACAGAAAATCAGAATGAGTATTACCCTCATTAAACTTAACCGTAGCTACATCATTTTCTTTAGTAACATTCAGGTTAGGAAGCCGCTCCAAAACGTTCTGATCAATACGAAGTTCCATTTTATAATTATTCCTTTCTTTTATATATCGGACACTCAGTCCAAAGCTGTATAAACAACTCTCGACAGAATGTCCGACAGTAATTATCAGACACTCTTATATATTAATTCGCTACATAACAGCCTTGTGGTTAGCTGCTGGGCAAGCATAACAATCCCAAACCATTTATCAAGGATTTAATATAACTTTGCACTTTGAAACCTAAATTTTAATCTTTGAAATTTCATAAACTTTGAATGTTGAGTTTTGAATTTTCAATTTTAAGATTTGAACTTTACAGTACATCCAAAATAGGTGAGCCATCATCGTTGGCTTCCTGTTTAAATAATGATTTTACATTATTAAATATGTAATTATATAAAACTTACTTTTACTGCAAGTTACAAATTATAGGTGACAATGTTTTTATTGATTTACACCTCAGAACATTGCCAAAACTCAGGCGTGTTATGGTTCGCAGTTTTCATTATGCAGCGAGTAAATAATTTATTTAATATTCGATGGTGATGGTTGTTACCGCATTACTCACTGATAGAGCCGCATCCACTTCGGGCAGGAACGTGTTAATCATGTCGTCTAGTTCCTCAATCTTCTTTTCAATGCCAAGTGGATCAAGCAACGTCATGGTATTGGATTTGGTGTAAGTATCTACTGCGGAAATGTACTCTTCACTATCTGTCTTTATATCTTTGCCGCCCATCAGCCCGGTCACAAACTGCTCTGCTTTCTGCTGGAGAGAAGCGTTATGCTTCTCCAGTTCTGCCCTCTGCTTTGCAAACTGCTGGCAAAGAACATCGCGAAGCTGAACATAATAATCCATACCATGATTCTTCTTCTCGATGGCTTCTGCCACTGTATATTCCTTGTCGCCGATTTTCACCTTTGTATTTGCATTGGAAACAACCACAGCATTTTTGATAGCATTGCGGCGGCGAATTAAATCAGATGACTTCTGGAATGCCTCTTTCGCTTTGGCCTTGAACTGCTCTACGCTCTTACCCTTCACGGTATCCTGGTTGTTTTTCTTTGTGATAACAAAGTCACCACTCAAAATCGCATTATTGATACGGCTATCAAGAACCTTCAATTCGGAAAGTGCTCTGTGCACGGTCATTGTTTCTGTTGTCATGATTATTCTCCTTAAACTTTGAAATGTTTCTAATATGAATAGAACTAACAGTAATTTGCTTAAAAAGGCTTCCGATTTAACAAATCAGGTGATCAACGAAATGTGTGATGAAATCAATGAAGTCTTGAAAGCAATTGAGCGGGACATTAGTAACAGCTCTAATGCTGGTAGACTATTCGATCAAGCTGAAACAGCTGTAAACGAGATTATAACTGACGAGGTGAATAGTCGCCCACTACACAGCAATGTGTAGTTCTGTACTCCGTAAATTCGGCGAAAATCTATCAATGGCTGTTCTTAACAGAATGGCCATTTTTTAATTGGGGGGACTACGTGCTTTTTTCATGCTATTTATCTCCTTGTCATGAAATTTGATTTCGTATAAGCTGGATTCGAACCAGCATTTCTGCCTTTGTTGCAGAATTCTACCTTTGAAGTATGATAATATGACTTGATTTTGTAATTATATGTCATGCTTTAAGAGGGACTACCCCCCTTAAAACGTAATTTATACTAATCTTGTAAGCTTAAATGATTCATAATCGTCATATTTCATTGATAGATTGCGTTTTCTAAGTTCTGTACCATCTTTTTGAAAAAATGTTCTTAATACATCAAAATCAGTTCTGGATATATTACCATGGTCTTGTTCATATTGAAATAGTCTGTTATATATTCCAGATAAACTTATTAATTTCCAATTAAAACGTCTTCCAATTTTTTTTGCAATTTTATTCGCAGGATTTATACTATGAATGATTTGGTTTGAATCCATATGAGCATTTTTATATGTCCTAAATAGATACTCACTTTTCTGATATTTCATGATCGTTCCACCAAATTTATTTGAATCGAAATCATCGGCATCTCTATATTTTGTAATAAAGTTTATAGCTAATTCACTTAAAAAAACTTTATTTTTTTTTAACGGATGAATTACCGCAAACTCTTGCTCGATAACATCTTTTTTTAGAATTTCAATCACAGACTCAATTTCAAATCCATACCATACTAATATAGCGGCTGATCTAAAAGTATCAAATTCCGTACCCCTAGAATCAAAAGCAGATTGAAGTGATTCAAATAATTCATCAAAATCAGCAAAATAGGAAGTTGCATAAATTTCATAACGAGATTTTATTTTATCAAAAGTAACAGCATTTAAATTGTCAATCTGTGTTTTAGTGCAGTATTCGTTTTTTAAACACCATTCAAAAAAACTTTTTATTCGACTCTTATATGTTTCAAATGTTACACAAGAAAGAATATTCATCTTAGAAAGCGTGTCAATAAATTCTTGAGTTGTAAATAAATTCAAATCATGAGTAGAACTTGATTCGAAAAACGTGTTAAAAAAAGCATTTAGTTCTTTGTAGTCAGATCTATTAGATGTGTTGCTTTTATCGCTAAAATACTTTTCAAGTAAATCTGTCATAGTATAGGCCTCCATTTATTCATATTACCATAAAAATGGGACTTTGTCAACAGAAAATTGATTTTGTATTCATCTAAAGGCCAAGACTAATCATCATTGCTTTATTTACGGCATTCATCTTTTCACTAGAAACGCTTCCAATATATTTTTTTAATCGTGATTTATCTATTGTTTGTATTTGCTCAAGAAGTATTGTAGATTGTTTTGCAAGATTATGTTCTCCGGAATTTATATTAATATGGGTTGGCAGACGCTTTTTCTCTTTAGATGTTAAAATAGCGACTATCACGGTAGGACTAAATATATTGCCAATATTGTTTTGGATAATAACGACAGGCCTCATTCCACTTTGTTCGCTGCCTATGGTCGAACTGTTCAAATTAGCATAAAAAATGTCTCCTCTCTTAATATCTTTCATTTTCAATCGCTCCTTAATTTTATATAAAATGAGATTGTTTATATGACTATTGCATTTAAAAAAGTTTACTATAGGCTATCAAATTTGTGACTTTTTCAAGATATGTATTGCTTATTTCGTTGTTTAAATTCATATCATATAATAATCCGATCGTGAGAATTTTATTATTCTCTAAACTAAAGATTCCTGCATATATTTTTTCTCTAAGTATCTGAAAAAATATTGTACGACACTTTTGTAAAGAATTTTTTAAACCATAAAGATTTACATCAATAAGTTTCTTTATCAAATTGTGCTCTTCTGTAGTAAGTTCTCCCATACAATAAGGATCTACAACCAATACAACCCCTTCTGAGTCACGATAACTTAACCTTTCACTAAAAAACGAAATATCCATCAGATCTTCAATTTCCTTATACGTTCTATTAGTATGAGGCCTAATAGATTCAGGCTTTTTATGTAATGCTGTAATTGTATATGTACTGTTTGTACAGGAGCAAACAAATTCCGTCTCACTATTAGCTCTAATGTCAAGAATTTTTTCATCTGTATATAAGCCCTTAGCGAATTGACGTTCAAAGTGTAAAAAGCAGCCATATGCATCGGCTATTCTTGTGGCTCCAAACTCTCTCCCATCATTGACAGAGACATGAAACAGGTCATAATTGCTCAACAGGGCAACTAACGTAAGCATCTTCGTATTGTCCACCGGCTTGACTTGAGTATTCATTTTTACCACGCTCCTAAATTTTGATGTTGACAAATCAGAATATTTGATGTATAATCCAGACATAAATAGATTATCATCTGTTTGTATAGATATTATAACAGATTATAATCTATTTGTCAATAGTAAATTAGAAAATAATATGAATTGGAGATGACGGTTTGCTATGAGCACACATATTTATGATTGCATAAAGGATTTATGCAGCGAAAGAAAAATTACCATTAAAGATGTAGAAATCGCATGTGGTTTTTCAAACGGATCTATTAGCAAGTGGAGAGGAACCTACTCTCCTGGAATTGATAAAGTGCAAAAAGTAGCGGACTTTTTTGGTGTGTCTATTGATTTTCTTATTGGAAGAAGCAAAGTTTCTGATTTAGCCGATGAAATCATTGACGATGAGGACATCATATCAATCCAACGATCCAGAACAAAGCTAGGAACACAAGAAAGCAAGCGTAGAATGAAATTAATTAGGGATTTTTTTGAAATATAACACTGAAACTTAATAATTCATGGACAAGGAGAGTATTATGATCCGATACGCATTCATCAGCAACCAGATTTTGAATGTTTATAGAAATTTGTCAGATATACAATTTCCTATAATGCCTAAATTATTGATTGAAAAAATCCCTAATTGCAAAATTGCATCTTATGATGAGTTTGCAAAAATTAGTGACTGCTCTGTTGAAGAAGTTGCCGCTTTGTGCGATAGTAATAGTGGATGCACTCATTATGATAAAGTAAATGACAAATATCTCGTCCTGTACAACGATTCACCTGAAAACAACAATGTGTCAGGACGTATTCGTTGGACACTGGCACACGAGTTGGGACATATTGTATTGAAACATCTTGCATATCTTGCAGAACCTTCTATTGCCGAACATAATATCAATAACATTTCTAACCCTGAGTTAGAAGCAGAAGCAGATCATTTCGCTGCACTACTCCTTTCCCCCATGCCACTCTATGAGCAACTTAATGTCAAATCTGCATCAGATATTTATAATGTTTTTGGTTTATCACATGAAGCATCTGAAATCCGCTGGAGGGAATATCAAAAGTGGAAGCGCAGTCATCGAAAAACTGCATGGGAGAATGACATGAAGCGATTATACTCGCAGTCTGCCGCCAACGTATAGTTAATTGTTGTCTAAAAACAGTATTTCTGGATATAAAAAGGGCAGGGGAGTACCCTGCTCTTTTGTGCGAGATTATGAGCGTATTGGTTGGCTTGCGCATCCCCATGTAAATAGCAGCTCGCCTAACTGCTCCCACAAATCTACTAAGTAAGTTTCAAGATGAATGGTATCAGATTTTTTCATAATCTCAATAGCACGCTCTAAAACTCTATTAGAACTTACACTTGGGAAAAATACATCTTTAGGACTAATGTCTTTTCCGTTTTTGTCCTTCGGAAGCCCTCGCGGTGGCATGTTTTCCTTCGAAGCACCTAACGAAATCATAATTTCCATCCAATAATCTCTTGCGGGTTCATCCGTTATTTTAGGGAGTCCTTTCTTTATGTCGTAAAAAAGAATCGGGCTTTTGTTTTGAATTTGCAATAATTTTCTCAGCATCTCTAATCCTGTCGACATAGCAGGTAACTCAGATTGCATCGCTTCCAAAACGTTTAGCGGTATTAAATTCTCAATTTCTCGTGCATCAAGCGCAAGTACATAGAATGGAGGAATATCATTCATGTTGAAAAGCGAATTCTCAATCCTTTTTAGATCATTATAGGTTCCACCGAGTTTAGGAGCACCCGGATATTTGGACGTTGGTTCGTGAGTCCTGTCACTATCGACAATACATATTGTTGGTGATTTGTCCTCTAATACGCATTTGCTAAAAACAGTTGAAATGGTATTTCCACCGCCTAATTCATTTGAAAAACTAATACAAAAGTTCTCTAGATTATGCTGGATTCGATAATAATTAGCAATTATTTTATAAAAGATGCAGTCGTTAAGGTTTTCCGCTAGTAGTATACAGCTCTGATTTATTTGACAGTTTTCTATAACAGGTACAGGGAGAAAATAATTATTTTCAGAACTTGATAAAATTTCCGGAAGAGAATTAGAGGAATTATCTTCGTTAAATGTTATTATAAATACTTTTTTGACTGATTCAATAACTGAACGCTGTTCGACATAATGGGCTCGAACCATTGAGTAAATTAAATCAGTTGGATCGCTCAGAACATTAATGAGTAGTTCTATTGATTGCATATTACCTAATAATACGCACTTCCCTCTATGAAACATAGTTGCTAAATCGGAAAATAGTAGTTTTTCTTTCACTGTCATCTGACGCTTAGAAAACTCATCATAAATTGTACGATCAATATAATAAACCAACGGAATCACTCCTTTGGAGCAAAGAAGCCAACCGGCCAGTTCGTCAAGAAACCATCGGAATCAAATTTACTAACATTGAGCGTCGTGTGGTTGGATGATATGTCTTTGTTGAAAAGAACAACAGAAACATCTTTTTCGTCCAAATCGCCTTTTGCTATAGCTACTCCAAAACTATTGACTATAGTTTCACTATGCGTTTCAAGTAATAATTGCAGTTGATATCCATTTGATTTTGCGAGTTGAATACTGGCAATAAATGCATTTGTTAGTTTTGCCTGTAATGCAGGGTGCAAGTGTAGTTCTGGCTGCTCTATGGCAATAACAAGAGGCACATTGTTTTCCTTGCCCTTTTTAGGCCGAGTGGAGAGCTCCCAGAGCTGTGTTATAATAGGAAGAATTTGGCTATATCCAAAACCAGTATCTGACATGTTAATTTCTTGCTCTGTACCAGATAATGCGATTTTTACGGATAGGTGGCCACCATCCTTATCAACCTTTGTTTTAAATCCAAAATATTTTTGAGTCCAAGATTGAAAATCAGATAGGCGATGTTTAGGCAATCCGTTGAGGAATATAGCAAGATTTTTACCTCGATAATCAACCTCATCAATTGCAAGGTTTCTCAATCGGTAATATCGTTCTGCTGTTGCTCTAATGGGTGCAATATAATGAACCTGTCGAAAATATGTTTCAAGATAAGAGTCTATGGTCGAGAAATAATCAAAAAAGAAAAACAACTTGCATGCTAAAGAATAATTATTCTGCTTATCTTCACTTGAACTAATTACATCAGATAAAGCCCGACTAATATCGTTTGACATGTTACCATTACCAAGATATTTAACGTGCTCGTTAATTTCTTGTAATGTCATATTTTTTAGAATTAAATATCTTCCAATTATTCTAAAGCAGTCCACTATTCTAAGATGGGTTAATGTTATTTCGTTATTGTATGTTATGCCTTTATAGATGGGGGTGGAGTAAAGTGAATCAATAAATTCATCAAAGAACGCAGAATAATTGTTAAGTGTAAATCCAAAAACACTAGCGGTATCAAACCAAACATTGAAAATCCGCTTATCAACTTGATCTGAATTGAAATTTTCGGACGAATGAATATTGACACCATCCACCATTAACTTTTTCACATGCGAATCAGACGATAATTCGATAAGAAAATTAGTTTCATGCACACAAATATTAACTTTAGAGATATATTCTTTGTTGTTTTTTCTTGCAATCGTTATTGAATATTTTATGAACTGCGTAGAAGGGAAAGGGGAATTCGTATCAATGTCACGTTGAATAAAAAATGTACTCCTGTAACTTTCCCTTGGAATAAAAAACTCGAAATTAAATTCTATGGTATTTTCGTCACGATTGTTTGTCAACGTCTCTTCAAAACTTCCAAAGTCAACATAGTCATCGACATCTCCCGCCCAAAGGATAGGGCCATCTGTACGCTTACATATCGACTGCTTCAATAAAGGGAAAGTTCGTAAAAATGTACTCTTTCCAGAACTATTTTCGCCTAATAAAAGGGTCACTGGTGCTAAAGATACCATGCCAGTATCTTTTAGACTACGTACATTCTTAATTCCAATTGCGTCCAAAGAAACTTCTCCTCTCATTTTTCCTCCATTATATCATAAATTTAATCATATTTCAAGTTTTTAATCAAATATATTGCGAATTTCTGGGAAATACTACAAAAGGTATTGCTACTTTATGAGGCATTTGTAACCTTGCCTGTTTCTATTTTAACAAAATTGTCATTAAAAACCAGTCGAATTATATTTTTATGAGTCCTTGTAAATACCGGATCGTAAGCCACTGCTGCACAGAGTTTCGGCCACCACCGGCTGGAATGTTGTCGCGCTAACTCCACTATAGTATACTACATTTTCTTATCTTATGCGACTCTTCATACTTTACTGGTAGCAGCGAAGGAATTTCCTTACGACAAGATATATTCCAACGCTGCCCAATATTTACCTATGTATTATTCTGTATTCACCACAAAAACCACACAAATGTCAGTCCCCAGAGACACATTGGATTTTTGGTTACATAGAGCGCCAAGCCAATCACAAAACACATTGCAGCACTCACAATTCCTTTAGCAAGCATAGTTTGAATGACCCCTTTTTTATGGAATGTATTTTATTATTTATTCGCTAAGCTATTCAATTTGACTTATTAGGCCAAATCACTACCGGAATATTTCTTACGCCAAGCATCTTATAAATAAGATAAGCTGTATAGCCATCAAACAGTTCAAGCTTTTCGTTGACATAGATTTCTGTATCAAACTGTTTTTTGCTGCGCCATTCATTTAAACGTTTCACGAGTTTCAGGTTATGGGGAATTGTTGTGGCAAAACAGGATGGAATTTTTATCTTGTCAGCAGAGACAAACTTACGTTCCAGATTTAAGAATTTACAACGTTTTTCCGCTTGATCTCGGTTCGTCCAAAGTTCAGATTCACCAATAGTATGTGTTTTATTTCCTTCTTCGATAAGATAGGTCATATTTATTCCATTCAAACCAGTAAAGATATTTATAGCTAAAACAGAAGCCTCTCCTACTTCATATTTAGCCTGTCCAGTAACTTTAACAACTTTTTTTCCTTTACATTCTGGACATTTGTACTTCTTACAGTTGCCTGTAATCGCATCTTCAATATTCTGAGCTGCCTGCTTTGCAACAGACTCTATAACACTTTCTTCTGTTCCTGGCAGAATGGGAATCGGGTTGCCAAGTCTTATCATTCCTCTTCCTGCACATATAGGGCATGTTTCCGTTTCGATTTTCCTTAAGAAATAAACTTTGCTTCCAACGTTTGCTTTTGTTTCGATGTTCATAGTAAATCCTCTTTCTGTTATTTTTATTTTTGGTTATTGTCAAGTGCTTTCTCAAAAAATTTTTCTGAGTATTGTCAACTATAGTATTACCAGTTGTTTACATCAGTAATGTCTTCCTCTACTCCACAGGCCGGGCACTTGACCTTCACAATAGTACCTATGCCGGTTTCCGTAATATCATAAATAAAGTGACTGCCATTTTTGCAAGTCTGATAACGAATCAATTTATGCTCCAGATCAAATTGTCCATCATAAAAGTCTCTGATTTTTCCACTAGTATCAGCGGCCATTGCATTTACGGGGGAATCCCTGCTTGCCAAGTCTTCCTTAATGTTTCTGCTGAACTTTACAGAACTCAGATGTCGATGATCAACATGTTCTCCACCAGTACGAAATGTAGTGATTTCGTATCCAACATTATTTAACAATATGGTCAAAGTCCCATACGTATTCAAATGAGATTTTCATATTCTTCTTCAAGAATAGAAATACATTTCTTCACACCCTGTCTATAACCGGCACAAGTTGCATGGGAGGTAAACTTGGATACCGATGCCTCGTCAAGCAGAAGCCTCATTTTTTCTATTAGAACAATATATTCGTCTGTTCTGTTTAGACAATCCATAATCATATAAATCTCCTTTTAAAATTAAATAGCTTCTTCATTTACCATAATAGTGAATTCTTCGATTTTCTTATAATCAGGTTTAGTTGGTAAAAAAGTATTTTCTTTTGCATAATTCATATTTCGTTCATATCGGTATTCGCCTTTACGACCACAGTTTTATATCTTGAAGCATCCATATTAATTTCTGCTGTCACTTCCCGATGTTTAATCATTTTTCCACTTCCTGCCGAGTAACAATATGATCGTTATTCAGCACATAAAAGATTCCACTGTTCATTGTTGCTTTTCCTTTCTGGCCTTTGCCAATTCTCTTTGTTTCCAGTATTCGTGCTGCTCATTCTTTTGTAAATGCCAGCACTGTTTTCCAAGACAGCCTTTGCGTTTCATTTCCTTTACAGTCAACGATCCATGATGGAGAGCGCAATAAGCTACTGGATTATTAGGTCTGCCACCGAAGATTGTCTTTCCCACTATAGACACCTCACAAACAACTAAAATATTTCAAGGTTAATTTCTTTTACATTTTATGTTCAGCAATTTTCCGATCTGATGATGCGAACTAATTCAAACATATAGTCAAAGAATTTATCCGAACACTTGCCGTTTTTACTTTTCCAAAACCGTACATTGATTCCGCCATCTTGTGCAATATTTACACATGCCAGTTTTTCATTGATCCAGCCCTGTGTTTTTATCGGAACATTCACGCCATTTTTCCGCATGAGAAAATTCACAATGCTATAACTGCTGCTATCATATTTATTACGATAAAAAGTCACCTGTTTATTTTCCAATATTCCACCATTTTTAATAATTTCAATAGCGGTGACAACTGCTTTTTCCGCTTCCGCATTCTGCTCCACTACATATCTTTGACTTTCTGCCTCATATTTTTCCTGACGTTCTTTTCTGATTTGTTCTTGTTTAATTGCAAAGGCTTTTCTGGATTCCATGCAAGCATCAATTAATGATGAATCAATATACTTCAAATATTCAATATACGTAACTGTACATGATCCTGATTTTCAATACGTTTCTTAACTCTAGAAATAAATGCCTCTTGAGTATCAATGCTTTTCCGCTTGCAGATTTCCTGAATTTCATCAATACTATTATCAACGTTGACCGTTCCAATTTCCATTGCAACACTTTGGTCAGGATAGAGAACATACAATGTACAACACTGATTATAAGTTTCCTCCGCCTCTGTTTGACCTCTATACAGATTTCCAATAACATGCTGCATTGTTCTATTGTGATATGTAATTGAATTTCTATCTACTTTATAACAAATTGACCGCTGTTTCTTAAACTCGCCTGTCAAATCTTTCAATTTCATCTTGTTTTACCTGTCCTTTTCTGCGCTGCGCTCCATCCATTCGCCGATCAGCGTCATGATGCACGCCGCAAAAAACAGACTTGCCAGATTGCGAAAGATTTCAAACCGGCACAGCAAATAGATAAAACCAATCGTGCCGCCCGCCAGCTTCGCCAGGAACAGCATCCGTTTGATGCGGATTTTTGTTCGCTTACTCATCAATATCACCTTCTAAATCAATCCAGATTTTAGCCATTTTGATCGCCCTTTCATAGTCATGTGCGTGCTGGTTATTACCGTGTGTTTCTTTTACTCTTCTTGCAAAGTCTTCGATATCAGTACGGCAGCAGCCACAGACAACCATGATCTGACGATCCTTCGACCTATAGAAAGTGGTAATACCATTTCTGGAACCAATCCTCGGACTTGTCCAATAATGATGGTTGTTGTAGTCCCGTGCATTGCCGCAGACCTGTGCATCGTCGTAGATCCAGGCGTTGCCGTCAAAACTCATATCGTCAATTTCCCTAATTTCAAACCGCATTTCTAATGGTCTCCCATTCTTCCCACGTCATAACCTTCACCATGGGATAAACTCGCATACCGTTCTTTTTCCGCCTGTATGCTTTGGCTGTGGCCTTGCAAACGCTTAGTTCGCCGGTAGTGAACGCTCTAACATAACCCGCAACGTCAAAACCAACCGCTACATAATCAGTCATTTTCCAGCCCTCCAATTTAATCAATAAAGTGTTCTCTTCCGATATATTCTCCCGCCGCATAGTCTTGATCTATATAAGCAGAATACCAAGTTAAATCGCCATGTTTTTCCTGTAAGTCAATCAGCCGTTGCATACAATCGTCTTCATCATTCCCGCCCACGGTAACGGTAAAACCATCCTCATATTCATCGCACATTCTCCAAGGCTCCAGAATACAACTATCAATATCAGTAATAACATTTTTATAAATCATGATTTTTCCTCCATGACTTTCTCAATCTTAAAAATATGGTTTTCATGTTTCATTGTTTCACTATTTTGCATTTTTGCCAATAAACACATATATTCTGACAGTGTTTCCGCTTGATGTGGGAAGTTTAACTCGTTGGATTTAATGATAGCTTGAATATATTTGTATGCTTCGGCAATGTTTCCAGTCAGTGCTTCAAACTCAACTTCACAAACTTTATATATGACTTTAATCATTTTTTCACCTCATTTTAATATGTAATTTCGATCCGTTTACTACCTTCTACAATGGCCTTTCGCAATTTGTCCGTAATGTTGGATAACTGCTCCGATCTCAAATTCATAAATCCCGCCACAAATCCAGCATTTTCTTCCTTTATGGCCTGTTACTTCAAATCTACCACAGCTCTATCTAATTCATCTATGATCCATTCAATTTCAGTTTTAGTAAATTTCTGCATTTTTTCAACCTCCGTTACCATTTTGAAGGGATATGCGGCCTATAATCTGTTGCCATACCCAACCGCCATTTGTCTTTCTCACCATAGTAAAAATGATCTGCTAAATCCTCAAGTGATTTTTCCGCATTGACTAACGCTCTATAATCAGCTAATACCATATCGTTAGTATAATTAACATACTGATTATAATTAATCTCCAATCTAAATTTCTCGCCTCCATATATCCAGCCGTCTGATCTTCCCGCTATAGGATAGGCTGCAATGGTCAATCCGTACAAAGTAGGATATTCAGCCGTATTTTTGTCTCGCCAGTCCTCAAGCTGAACGTGTACTCCGTTTTCCAAAATAGCCTTTTCTAAAACTTTCATTTTTCCGTCCTCTACATTTATCGTCTCGCAAAATGCGCCGTTACACTGTCCTCTGGATTCACTGTCACGGTATAATCTGGAATACTGGCAACTGTGACAGCTTGTTTTTCCACCAGTGCTGATATGGCCTCTTTACACGTTCTATAGGCGTTTGTACTATAGGCATATACGCCATTTATAGCAACGTCAATTTTCCGATAGGTTTTTAATGCGTACACTTCACCCCTCCCTTCTCCATTTGAATAGGAAGTACAGCTATTCAATTATCAAAGTGCATCTTGACTGTTTCGTTATTTTGTGGTACAATGATAAAGAAATAGTTACATTTCAGCCCCTACTGTTTTTTGATAGGGTGGGGGACAGGGTTTTAAGCTGTCCCCCTGCGGTTTGATGTTAGGTCAGATGGCAATAAAACCATTCAACCGCTTCGGCTTCAGTGGCGAAAGCGCCATACACTTTACCACGATACCGAAAGTACCAATAGCCGCCCCTATCAAAGGGTTTGGGGTTCATATGTATTTTTCATCTCCTTATAAAGTATGGGATTATACCGCGAAAAGAAGAAATAAAAGGGGATTAGAATTGTGTCTATAATTGCAAATAAACAAGATTACTATTTTGGGGCTGCTTTGTGTTCATTATTTAATAGGAATAATGGGTTTTCACCAACAATTATAGATTCAAGTAGTTCTGATTCACGCGCATACTTATTTACTGTCAATAATAATCCTGATTTTTATATGTACATGAAGCATACAGAAAGCTGTAGGGAAAATACAGATGGTTCTTTATCTTGGAAAGTTAAATTTACAAACTCTGAAAACAGCAAATTATTAGAATATTATAAGACAGGATGTAAGGTTTTTGTTTTAATTATATGTAGTCAAGATGATTACTATAAAAGCAGATTCCTTTTGCTTACATACTATGAATATTCTTTGATTTCCGAAAAATCGAGTTTGATAATAAAAATAAACAAAGCGGACAAAAGATTAAAGAATGGTTTTGATCTATATTGTAACAGAAAAGCCATCCTTACAGATATAGCATTTAATAGACTTGAAAAAGATTTTCATAGTTTATAGTTTTCATTAAGAGATTAAGCTTGAGACAAGATCCCTACCAGCACCAGCAAAAATGAACTAAGCAAGATTATATTGCAGTGTTTTTAATTAAACATATTGCAAATATGTTCTTTGTATTTTTGCGCCAACATCTTCCCTGTTTGATCTTTAGAATTCTCTATCAATTCAAACATATTTGTATCATCGTCGCTACACTCACACTCATAGCGAACAAGCAAGATTTTCGCAACGTCAAACATTTTCACAAGTTCATTTTCCTGCGTAACTCCATCATCATTGGTGATGTAATCGGGGTTTTTGACTTCATTCATCAAAAATTCGATGCAGTTTTTAATCTGATTTAACCTTTGCATGATATCAATTCCTTTCAAAATAACATGTTTAATAGCATAATAAAGGGCTTGAGAAATCAGGCCTTTTAATTTTCGGCTTGAGCCGTGGTATAGGGCTTTTTGTTACGGAAAACCCTTTAGAAAACCGTTTCATTTTTCCAGTTATGCTGTTGCTTTTTGCGCCTCGTTCAACATTTCAAAATATACCGTTGTGCAATGTTTCCAAAAGTCCCCACGCTCTGCCATTTCTGACGCTGTATCTTCGTCAACGTCAAACCATGCTGTCATTAAACGCATTTGATCGTAATAAGTAAAGTCTATTGTCATAGCAGAGGCCAGGCCCTGCAACCAATCAATAAACGCCGCAGTTCTTCCAATACGATCCACTTCCCAGCCCTTTTCGCTCTGGAAAATCTTATAAATTGCAAGCGTTTTTTCCGTGTCGGTTTTCGGCTCCGTGTCCATGTCGTCAAAATATCCCACATATCCGCTAAAATCCATGTTGTCAAGAAGGTATTCGCGGATCGTCTGGTTTACAGCCTTATTTCTAATCGTTTTCATGTTGATTTTCCTCTCTTTTACGTTGTCAACTTTTCAATAAGCACAATGCAGACGGATGCACATGCATCCATATGAAGATTTTTTGTGCGGCGGTTTTCCTGCCGCTTCCTTTTTACTGTAAATAATCCCTCACAAAGTCGTTATAATGCTTTTCTGCATGATATTTTTCTATAAATTTTTGGTATGATTCCATGCTATAATTCAATGATTCAACCATTTCTTGTAACCTTTCAATCTTAGCGATTGCAGATTCATTGATAATTTTCCGCATTGAATATGCAAAAGTGTTTTTAGGCTCGATATATGATTCACGCACTATTTCACCGTTAAGTGTTATTTCCTCAAACATTTTTACATCAAAGCATTTGTCATAGAAAAACTGAATCAAATAAAATGTAATTGCATCGTCTAAGCTATCGTATGTGCGGACATCATAGAGTGTCCAGGGCGCAGGCTGTTTATCACTGCACATGATTTTCCACTTTTGCGGATCTTGTATGTATTCGACTCTGTATATTGTTTTAATGCCAATACCTGGTTTTTCAAATGTGACCATTGTTTTCCTCCCGGTTTTCCCCGTATGGCCTGATAGGTCAGCCGTATATTAATTAAGATTTTCTACAAATTCATTTAGAAGCGTTTCGACTGCTTCTCGAGCCTGTGCCCATGACATAGATCCGCAAGCAATTTTCCGGGCCTTATCGTCATATTCTCTGAGCATCTCGTAATCAATCGCTTTCCCTATCGGCGCGTATCCAGTGGAAATAATGACGTTTCCGACCAGGTAATAATCACAGGCCCACCCTTCGGCCCTTGTAGAATATGCAAATGGCTCCTGATATTTCAGAAGCCACTGCGCGTTACAATATCCAATTTTGTATACCGGATTTCCAGATTCACGGATACTCTTTTTTGTGGTTTTGATTTTCATTTTCGTTACCGTCCTTTTCTCCCGTATTCCGGGCATTTTCCATTCAAATTTTTACAATAGTGTTATCGCAGTATCTGTAATAAAGAACCATTTCCAGCTTTCCAACAAAATCCAGGGCCTTATATTGCCAGCTGGTGAGTATATTTCCGTTTTGCATTAAATAGGCATTGCTGCAAGTTGCGCTTGCAACCTCCCAAAGCTGATTAAAAAGTTTACGCTCAATCATTTTCTTACCTCCAGCCCCAGTTTTTCACGGCATTTTTCAGCGGAATATAGATTGTATCGTAGCCGTTACATTCCGGGATAAACAGCCCAATTTGAAACTCTGCTGTGTCAATGATTTTTTGTTCCGCAATCCGCGACGCTCTGCAATCCTCGCCCCAGTTCAGCCCAAGTAAAGCACCATATGCAATTTTATAAATGATACTCTTTTCTTCTGGAGTTGTCGCTCGGCGTTCGTCGTTGCTGTTACCGTTTGTGTACGTGCGGATCATGATCGTGTCGCTGATGCGGTCAGCAATTTCATTTAGTTCGCCCTCGGTCTTGTGCTCGCGGACTTTAGGCTTCTGTGTCTGCTCGATCCGGATATTGATGGTCTTGCCGCTGGACAAGTTGACCTCCAGACGATCTCCCAAGTCACAAAAATAGTCAAGCCTGTTATCGGCGCTGCGGTAAATCGGATATCCGGCGCGGGAACTGCTGTCAATATCCTTTTCGGTGTTGGGGATAAACTCGCAAGCGATTTCCCAAGCTTGCAGGCGGTTTGTGGCTCTAATCATGGTGAATACCTCCAGTTGTATTTTGTGCGTCTTGACTTTTGGTGTATGATACTGTATACTGTAATTGGAAGGAAATACGGCGGGGCTTACAGGCCTAGACCATGCCCGCCGCATCACTTAATTGTCGGGATTTGCTTCCCGGGCTTCGGCTTCAGTAGCGTACTCTACGCCGTCAGCCTTGCCGATGTAACCATATTCAGTATACATCTGTATCCTCCTTCCTTGGGCTTGCGCTGGTTTCGCAGGCCCTTTTAATTTGCCTTTTCAGGCTGGAATAGGGCTTGATAGGTTCAAACCCTTTAGAAAACCGCTTATTTTACGCCGTCAACTTTCCCACAAATTCCTCCAGCAATGCGGCAACGCCGTTTTGCATATCGTCCACGCTCAAGGTATAATCTTCAATAATCGCAAGGGC